GCACAAGCCTACAACGAATTACTACCATCTCAAGGACCGGTTAAGACGCAAGTGTTGGGTGTGACAACTCCTGATACTGAAGGACAGGCTTCCCGTGTTCAAGAATTCATGAACTATCAATTAATGCAAGTCATGAAAGAATACGATCCAGAAACGGATCAAATGTTATTTTATCTGCCTCTGTCCGGTTCAGCCTTCAGAAAGGTTTATTACGATCAAAACTTAGGACGAGCTGTATCTAAGTTTATTCCAAGCGAAGATTTAATTGTGCCTTACGCTGCTACAGACTTGCACAGTGCAACCAGAATTACTCACGTGATTAATATGTCAATGAACGACATACGCAAATCACAACAAACAGGTTTCTACAGCGATGTGGATATAGATTCTGGCAACATGATGGCAGAAGACGTTGATGGCATTCAAGAAGAAATAGATGAATTGCAAGGCGTTAGCCCAAGTTACAGCGATAACGATACGTGTAAAGTGCATGAGATTCACACCGAACTAGACATGCCGGGTTTTGAAGATCTTGACGCTGAAGGCGAAGAGACAGGAATTAAACTTCCGTACATTGTAACCATTGGCAACGATAAAATTTTATCGATTAGAAGAAATTACAAAGAGAACGATCCTTTAAAGCAACGCATCAATTACTTTGTTCATTACAAGTTTTTACCAGGCCTAGGATTTTACGGCTTTGGTTTGACCCATATGATTGGCGGTCTATCCAAGTCCGCAACGTCTATCTTACGTCAGCTTATTGATGCTGGAACACTTTCCAATTTACCGGCTGGATTCAAAGCACGTGGAATCCGTATTCGTAATGATGATCAACCTTTGCAACCTGGAGAGTTCAGAGATATGGATGCTCCCGGTGGTAGTTTGCGAGACGCTTTTGTTCCGCTACCTTTTAAGGAGCCAAGTCAAACCCTACTCTCTCTCCTAGGGATCTTGGTTGACAGCGGAAGGCGTTTCGCATCTATTGCTGATATTCAAATTGGTGACGGCAATCAGAATGCGCCAGTAGGAACAACCATAGCTTTATTGGAACGCGGTACTCGTGTGATGAGTGCTATTCATAAAAGGTTACACGCAAGTCAAAGAATTGAGTTTGAAATTTTAGCCAAGGTGTTTGGAGAGTATCTACCACCTTCTTATCCTTATTCTACATCGAATGGCAATCAAACCATTAAAGCTATGGACTTTGATGAAAGAGTAGACGTATTGCCTGTTTCAGATCCCAATACTTTTTCCATGAGTCAACGAGTCATGATGGCTCAAGAACTTCTCAGAACCGTACAAAGTAATCCAGAGGTTCATGGACCAGATGGAATATACGAAGCTTATCGAAGAATGTATTCTTCTATGGGTGTGCAAAACATTGAACAACTTCTGCCTCAACCTCCTCAACCACAACCAATTGATCCAGCTAATGAGAACGCAAGTTTAATAGCAGGGATGCCAGCTCAGGCATTTGGTGGACAAGATCACGATGCACACATTAATTCACACATATCTTTGTATGGAACAATAACCGCACAATCCAATCCAATGGTGTTGTCTTTAATACAAGCACATATTTATCAACACATTTCCTTTAGAGCTTCTGAAATTGTTGATGAACAAAATGCTCAGAAGCCAGAATTCCAAAGCATGGTACAACAAATACAACAATTACCACCGGAAGTGGGTATGCAGTATCAACAACAATTGCAAGAGTCAGTGGCAAAAGATATAGCTGCTGTTGTAGCAGAATTAACTGAACAAATTAATGCTATGTTTATGCCACCACCACCACAACCAGATCCTTTGGTAGAGTTGAGGGGCAAAGAGTTAGACATTAAAGCTGATGACGTACAACGTAAGCGTGAAGAGTTTTCTCAACGTCAACAGTTTGATGCTATGAAAGCTATGCAAAATAATGAATTAGCAGAACAACGTTTGGTTATTCAAAAAGATATCGCTCTTATGAAAGACGATATAGCAAAAGAAAGAATAGACCAAGCTGCACAATTTAAAGCAATGGATATAATGAAAGGAAATAGGTAAAAGTAATGCCTCTAATTCTACTACAACAGCCGTTATTAAAAAAAGGTAGCAGTGATAAGACAATATCTGCTAACATAAGTGAATTGACACGCAGTGGCAAGAAACCAAAAACCGCCATTGCAATAGCTCTTGAAAAAGCAAGAAAGTCAAAAAACAAAAAGGTGAAAAAAAATGGAAAAAGTAAAAGGCGTTAAATCAAGGCGTTAACATTAAAGATCAAGGCACTGTTAATTATTCAGAGCCGAAGAAAATTGCCAATGGCGGTAAGCCCGGAAGACACGGAGCTGGTAACTCTCGTGGCGGCGGAGCTGCTCTAAGAGGAACTAAGTTTTATGGCATTTGCTAGATGGGATTTCTTAGTAAGTTAGGTAAAAAACAAGCCCCAGTTGCACCTCCTGGTTTTAACAATCAACAGTATGGAGGGGCAGAGAGCATATTTACCCTAGGGGCTGCACGACCTAAATCAAGTCTTCCACCAAGTCTTCCACCAAGTCAACCTAGACCAAGTCTTATTGTAGGTGGACCCGCGTACTTTACACCTGAAGGCTATGAAGCTCCTGTACAACCAGAACAGGCATTTATGCCAACCGATATCAGACCAGATCCAATAAGAGAAAACTTTAATAGATCTATGCCACCTCCTAAACCTCCTAAATGGAACTTCCCTGTGGACCAAGATAAAGGAAAGCCTATTACTCCAATAACCAATGCTAGTCCTGTAACTCCTGAACAAGAAGCACTTATAGCAGAAATGACGCAACCTAGAAGCCCAGATGAAGCACCATTTCAACTTCCCCCATATGAAAGGTGGTTAACCGATCCAAGCTTTCAGATGCAGCCAGGTGACCCAAGAGAATCATATGAAAATATAAATTTTCAAAACCCTTTTGGAACGGGTAATACTGGTGGTATTCCTAGTCCTGATCCTAGATATGATACTTTTGAAGATTATATGAATAGACCCGATGAGGAGTTTTCTTTAGGAGATACTGCTT